ATCAGATTGCGCGCGGTCGCCAGTACCATCGCAATAACCATCTCGGCCCCGTGGTCGTGGTGTAAGCACGACCGAACATAACTCTCGAGCATCGCCTTGGAATCGTAACCCGCAATCATATCGCTAGGCGTCATGATCCAGTCAATCTGGTTCACGGCGCGCGGCTCTTCTTTTACTTCGACCGAGTCGGCCAGCTCCTGAAGTAAGTTTGGCTCGGCTGCGGGCGCTGCTTTCTTATCGAGCAACGATTGCAAGTCCTCTTCCAAGGATTCAAACCTGACAGTAAGCACGCCAATCTCATCTTGGATGTCGCCGATACACTGGTCGGTGTATGACTCGGCCTCCATTGAAGCGTCGGTGCGGCCGACAAAATCCTGCTCATCAATGTAACTCGCGATCATGTTCTCAATTGCTGTGTCTATGCTCATCTTTAAATCTCCACGATTGCGAACGCTGAATTGCGCCCACGTGTAAATAGTATGCGATTCTCGTGTGTAATGCAAGCATAAAAAAAACGCGCCCCCTTGCGAGGGCGCGCACCATGTGCCGCGCGCCACGGGTAACGGGAAAGAACCCGCAGCCCACGGCTCACGATTAACCGGCGTGGAGTCCGGTGTTCTATAGGCTAGCGGTTGAATGAACCACAGCCGCACCGTTCTCGTCTTCTGCCAAAATAGCGTAGACGTCGAGCGGTTTAACTTTCATCAGAGCCGCGCCCTCATTGCGCGCGGCGAACGAAGAATCGGCGCGAACCTCGACGCGCCGACCGCTCGGTTGGTGGAAACAAATATAACCCTTCACGCTGCCACCATCCCTAGGCGCGAGGCCTCGGCCGCGTACTCGCTCAAGGTCTTGTCGGCCTCGAAGGTTGAATCACGCTCCACGCCTAAACCGAACGGCGGAAAACGAAGCGACTCCAATTCGCTCAAGGATACGTAACCGAGCTCGGCGCAGCCTAACCCGAGGTCGCACAATCCGAAAAGTACATCGCCCTCTTTCTCGCTAATCAACCAAGTACAAGCGCCGCCCCCAAACAGTTTAAGGACGGGGCGGCGCTGGTCTTCGGCCAGCGTTGCGTTTTTCTTAAGCTTCAATTCAATTTCTCGTGTTATCAATTTCATTTTCTTAACTCCCGTTAGTGTGTGGAGGGTGAATCTTTACACATAGAACTCTTACAATCAACCCCAATCTGCAAAAAAACGCGCCCCCTTCGCGGCGCGCGTTCCACGCCCCAAAAATCGCGCCCCTTGCTCGACGACCCACGCCCCACGGGGCTTCGTCGATCGGAAAAAACTATTGGACAAGGGAGCGCGACCCACGGCGCGGTATTTCACTATTTATTAGCGGGGTGACGCAAACAGATTAAACAAAGTCCACGAACGATTAGGACAGCGTCGAAGCTTGCCCTTTTCGAAAATGTAAACTGGCACCGAAACGTGACCATCAGGTAAACCCTTCGAGGTTCTAACGTGGTAACGCTCTCCCTCAACCCCTTTGAAGTCGCCTAAGCGTTTTTTCACCATAGATAAAGCACAATTGCTTTCGAAGTTTGATATGTAATACATATTTAACCGCCCTCGAGCATCATTAATAAATCACTAGCACCTAGCCAATCGTCGGGGTGCGGCGAGTCGTCTTGAAGCACCGCGCTTGCTTGGGCTATTCCAAGATCCACTACGGGCATATTGCACGGCGTTGTATTCTCCCCGTCATCCATTAGCGCGTTACAGCCAAGCTTGGCGAATAACTTGGCGCGGCGGTTGTAGTCGTTAAACTCATGCAATGTATATATTTCCCATGGTTCGCCGCAGTGTCTGCAATGTATATCCATTTTCTAAACTCCCGTTTTGATTGATTGAGCAATCATTATTATGCGGTTTCTGTGTGGTGTCAATTCCTAATTTTAACGCGCTCAATAATTACAGATGACCCCTCGAAGCGGTAGCACTCTAAACAATCAGCGCAGTGTTGACCCGTGCAATTTTCGTTAGTCCTAGGCGATGCCACGTTATTAAATACTTTATCAAAACCTTTAGGCGGGTTGTTAATCACGCGATCGATGGTGGGGTTGCTGTAGATCAAAATAAGATTAGCGGGTTTATTTCCTTTGACTAAGTTCCGGCGCTTAGTCCAAAGCGCAAAAGTCGTCGCCGGATTATGCTCGGCAATGCGGCACAAGTTATCGAAGTGAGTACGGTTGATTAACTCGCCATGACCATGGAATCTAAAATAGCGTTCATTAATCACCGGCAATTGCCTAGCAGTTAACGATGCCTGGCTAAGCACTTCGCTATTATTTTGCCAAGCGGGTTGACAGTTTTTTCGCGACCCTTGCAGCATTGCCATGCTGTAGCATGATCCGCAGATAGACTCGGTTTTGTTCATTTTCTGACAAAATTCATTCGTGACAGTGTTAGTGTTTATAGCCTTAAAGCCGATGAGTTTACCGGTCATAGTGCTAAGTTTGATCTGCCTATCGCTTACAATCATCATTATTGAAACTCCCGTTTTGTTAATGTTGAGGCCATTATTATAGTTTTTTTATGTGGTGTCAACTGATTAACCTCTACCCTTTCGTTCTAAATTTCGTAAGTGTCGCAAAGGCCTATAGCCCCGCCGATATCGTATTCGTTAAACTCGGCGAGCGATGCAAGCCGTTTTTTAATCGCTAAATGAATTTGCTCCGGCGTTATATCGCTGCCGTCTTCCTGTTCAGAAATAACCTCGAACGCCATATCTAGCATATGATTGTATTTAGGCATTAGTCTTCCTCTTCGTATTCTTCTATTGGGAATGACACGACAATATACCCTTCGCCTTCATCGTTAACTTCCCATTTGTGAGTTGGACAAGTTTCTAACCATTCGTAGAACTCTTTAGTATTCATTACAGGTTCCCTCTTCACAGGCTTGGCAAAAATCCTCCCCTGCTTTCAGCTCTTCAGTAATGTTGAAGCCGACGTCATAACTATTTTTGCCCGTCTGGTATTCATCCCAAATATGGTCAATAGTTGCGATGTCTCGCGCTTGATCTGGCGACTCGGCCTCGATGTAAAACACGTTAGTTTGAACCACTTCAACGCGATAATTAATCATTCTATTTCCTCCCTTGCCTTAGCTAATATACCCGCTATAAATTCCGCGTGTTGGTCTTCTACCGTCCCATCTAAAAAACATCGCTCCCAATGTCGGAGTGCCGCGACTCTCTTTTCTTTTAAATCAAAGTCAAGCTCTTCAATTTCTGTGGGTGCATAATCTATCGCTGTTACCGTCCATTTATGTCTGATCATTTCAAGTTCTCCTCTGGAAATATATTTGCAGCGGCGCTGTCTATAACGTCCCAGTTGATTCCAAGGTTAGCATCAAAGTTATTGGCGATATGCTCTAATACAATGCAAGCTTCCTCCTCGTTTAAATCGGGTCTCTGGTTAAGCACATCATCCACATGCCACGGATCTTGTAAGGTTTTGGTCTTTTCATCATAGAAACACATTAGTTTGTATCCTCTTCTTTGTTGGGTTGAGGGGCTTTTATATGCGATTGTTGTGTGTAGTGCAAGCCTTTTTTTAATTGGTCTTGTTTCATTTTTTCAAGGGTCTGCTCAATACTGCCGCCACGGATTTTCTTTTCTAACCAAAAAAACAGAAACATTATTCTTCCTCATAATCCATACTGTCGGCTAAATACTCGTCTCGCTCGCGCTTGAGTTCGTACGGGTCTTTATAATCCTCGTCCTGTTCATCCTGCCATCGATCTAAATCTGCATCTAAAGAATCTTTCATTTTCACTCTTCCTTAACTGAACCCCATTTACCTTCAGGGCATTCTGCCCATGCCAACCAAACCTTAGCTGGCATATAACACCCGCATTTAGCACACTGATCAATTTTCTTACGAAAATGAGGGCAGTCTAAGCATTTTGTATAGCGGTCTTCCGCCATATCGCGACGCCACTGCACACCCTCTTTTAACCAATTCATTATTTGTTTTTTTGCGTCAGACAATAACATCAGTGCGCCTCCTATATAATTATATACCTTAATCGTGTGTATCAATCAACCTTAATATTGGCTCAAGATTAAAATCAGTTAAATGAGCCTCCACACGCAACCCGTTTTTACTGACCTCGGGGGCTTGGTCTCCGCGGAATAGATAGTATTGGTCTGGGGCAGAAACAGGGGTAAATCGAACTAACAGCCACACTAAGGAATCGGAGTGGGAAGACAAGAAACTAACTTGATGGGGGCTAAGTTTAACTGCGTTGCTTTTGCAGTTCTTTAGCTCAATTAACTGGAAACGACCAGACGTATCGGTAATCAAGACATCCGGCACGCCGGGCAAAGCCCAAGACTCTAGCCTAGTCGTTTTCCATTGTGGCTTGTGAAGAGCTATCGATTTCTTCAGCAGCAACCAAAAGCCGCTCTCCGTCGATTTCTTCTTCGTCTTCTTCGTGGTCGAAGGTGTCTCCTCCCACGGGATTAAGCTGTCCTCTGAGTTCATTTAACGCCTTCAGCACTTCATCTTTCGACATTGAATCGATTGTACCATGACGGATTTCAGACTTATTAATGTAAATGTTCCCTTGAGCCTGTCCGCGGCGGTATTCAGCCATCACGGCGGCAGAGTAGTTCTTATCCGCAAACGCGGCATCCCTGATCTTTTGCAAGTCTCGGACATGGCGGCTGTAATCAATACCGTATTTACGGTCTAACTCCGTCCTAAACTCTTGGATGGCTTTAACGACATGGGGACAGATAGACGCATTGGTCATCTCATAAGCACGTTGATGAGCAGAGCTGGCAGGAAAACCCGCTTCGATAGCCGCGTCACGCTTAGTTATTTGACCATCTTGGCTAACCAAGGTCTTAACAAAGATCTCTTGCTTACGCGTCAGAGGGCTGTTTTCGTTGACTCGAGGCCGCCCTACCTTACGTTTGGGCTTATCGGGATCAATGTATGATGCTTTTGCTAAAGTAGATGTTTTCATGTGGTGGGATATTACCAAACAATCGCCCTCTGTATATATAGAGATGAAATTAAAAAAAAAAAAAAAACCAATATAATTCGTATATAACAGATTTTGGCTCTAAACCTACTAGTGTAACTAGTGTAGCCCTAGTGTAACCACCAAAGTCCCCAGAATACGTGACCTCTAGCCCAGAGTTACACCGGTTACACCGGTTACGCCTATTTTTTATTTTTTTTTATTTTTTCTAATTTAATTCCTATATATATAAAGCGGTGTTTTGTAGTAGTCTCTGACCCCATGGAACAGCTTATGTGTATAGCCCTTGCCATTTACTTCGAGGCGCGTGGGGAGAGCTCTCTTGGCCAGTGGGCCGTGGGCAACGTAGTATTAAACCGTGTCCGTGACGCGCGATACCCGAGTGATGCCTGTTTGGTCGTGAAGCAAGGGCCGTGGGCCTCGGGTCTACCGGTAAGGCACAAGTGTCAATTCTCATTTTACTGCGACGGAAAGCCTGAGTATGTATTTGACGATCGCGCTTGGGTGAAGGCCATGCGTGTTGCGGGGCTTTCGATGACCTTAGACATAGTAGGAGGTGCCACGCACTACCACACGCAGCAGGTGTCCCCTGAGTGGTCTTCTGGGATGGCTGTAACGCGTGAGATAGGCAATCATGTTTTTTTCATAGATCGCTAGTTATTTTGTTTTGCTCGGAGTACTTTCTTGTAGTCGTTGTCGTTGATGCCGAAATCGCATGTTTCGCCGACGGGTATGTATTTAATTTTCCCTCCGTTCGTTAGAAACGTCGCGATGTCTTGGTCGAGTTTTTTCTGTTGGGCGCGTTTTACGTTATATTCGGGTAAAAGGGTAAAGTTTCTTGTTTTCATTTGTATGCAATCTTATAATAAATTAAATAAAACAGGCTGGGAGAATAAAATGCCAGATTATGACGACACTAACAAGGGTGTGCTTTTTCGTAACGAGCGCAAGGAAAACGAGAAGCACTCCGATTACAACGGAAACATTAACGTAAATGGTCAGGAATACTGGCTTAACGCCTGGATAAAAGAAGCCAAGGGCAGCGGTAAGAAGTTTATGAGCTTATCGGTCAAGGCGAAAGAGTCGGCCCCTGTTATTCCGTCCACCCCTTTAGCTGACTTTGATAAGGACATACCCTTCTGATGAAAACAAAAGCCGAGGTTGAAACACATGTATGAATACAACTGCAAGATTGTGAGGGTAATTGATGGAGACTCCATTGTATTGGATATTGATCTTGGGTTTGGTTTGTGGGTTCATGGTGAGTCTATCCGTCTTTTTGGTTTGGATTGCCCCGAGTGTCGTAGCCGAGACAAGGCGGAAAAAGCGGCCGGACTCTTGGCAAAAAAGTTTGTCCAAGAAGCGCTGCATGTCGGCGAAATTTACACACTTACCACCAAAGAAAAAGGAAAGTTCGGACGATACCTCGGAACGATTAACCTGACCGACAAAACCTCGATAAACGACGTCCTTATCAAAGAAAGACTTGCCGTTCCTTATTTTGGTCAAAGTAAAGTAGCGGTAAAAGAAGCGCACTTAGCGAACAGATTATTTTTAAAAGAAAAGGGAATGTTATGACAAAAGAACAAATCACCAACAAAAAGCCTTGCGAATCTTGCCATGCGATGATCCGAGCCACTAAAGGCAGTACCTTTTGCGATAAATGCGACAGCTTAATCCAACTGCTAAACCAATACTGGAAGACACACGAGCAAAATAACCTTGACCCAAATGCTTGGTTTAAGTACTTTAGGCGGTGAGAGAATGTTCTCTCATTCTTATTAACAATCTATGCTGATTGTTTTGGTTGCAAATGCTTGAACCCCGCCATTGGTGGGGTTTTTTTTGCGCTTTTTACCCATATCCCACGGTTTACGGGTAATTTTTCCCGTCAAAATACTCATGTATGTTATTTATCCACCAGATAAACATCTCCTGACCCAAGGTGTGCTTCATCAAATTTACTCTGGATGCAACTAACTGTACGTTTTCTCGTACGTAAGGGCCTTTAGGATTTATTCGGTCTATCGAGGCGTTGAATTCTTTTGGCTTCTTGTCGCCGTAGGTGCCGTCTCTCTGATGGGTCATGAGAACGCCAGAAAGAGCGCACTTGCCGTTTTGAGCATTCCAGAGATCTATTACTTCTTCGATAGTTAAGTCGTACTGGATGCCTTGTTTGAGACGCTGAGATCTTAACTGCGTGTTTAAGACCCGGATGTAGGATTCAGGAGTAGCCGAGGTTTTTTTTGATCGTTGCAGAGTCACGCAATGCCGACAGACGCCCCGTATCTGCCCTTCTTTAAAATGCTCAAATTGGGATAACGTTTTAACTTTGTTGCACGAAGTGCATAATCGCGAACCCTGCGAATCGGGCTTTACTTTAGTTTGTCTAGGCATAGGCAAAAAAAACCCGCGGGAGCCAATTCGTGGGAGTGCGCTCTACCGCGGGCTAACGTCCTTCTCAAGGGATACTACCCTTTTGAAGCTAATGCCTTAAACCAACGTTGTCAACTCCCCCTAGTGAAAAGGATCTTTAGGAAAACCTTCGTTGCGCGCCTCTTGTACAAAACTGGCAAGAGTCTTTAATAACATTTCCGGGTCTTCCAGATGCTCCGTAAGAAGATCTGCAATTTTTCTTATATCTTTCTTCCAAATCTCGCTAAATGATTTATTTAAAACGGGTTTTAATTCTGACATGTAATATTTCTCCTTATTTGAATACACATTAAATATGATATTAGAGATAAAATCAAGTTGTAACTCACATCATTTTCTTATATTATTTGTGTTTAACCAACCAACAGGAAAACCTAATGGAATTACATCACGCGGCAAAATATTCTTTTGAAATAGTCACGGCTGTCCGCTATGCTCGAAACGTAGAAAAACGCTCTGTTAAATGGATAGCAAAACATTATGACATCCCCATTGATACCATTAGAGATTGGTTGTATCGAGGTAGACGAGCCAACGATTGACGACGAAGCGCAGTTATTTTGCTGTTCACGTTGCGATAAACGGTTTTTAGCTTACGTGGAGGTAATAAACGGAGAAACCGACAAAATGCCGGTAGTTGAGCTAATGCTGTGTACCGATTGTGAAGAATCGTTGAATGAGGCTAATCGTTACCTTCTTTGGCTGGATTGGAACAATGCTGAGGATAAGATCCATTAGTCTTATCTTTTAGCTTTTTATACTCAAGAATAAAAGCAATAAGCTCTTCTATATCGGTATCCTCAAGCTCTACTGTTATTTTCATTCTTGTCCTTAATTTCTTCTCTAAGTTTAATCATTTCTGACCAAACCTTAGCTTTATCGACAGAAGACTTGGAAACGTTTTCAGATTCCATCTCTTTCTTTAATTTTAAGAGAGCCTCTTTCATACCCTCTTCTATCGAGCTACTCATCTTGTAAACTCCGGGCGGGGCCGACCTTCTTCTATGCGTTTGTTTTCCATTTCTTCTAAAAGGTATGCTTTGTCTTTCTGACTAAGGTTTTCCCCTACCCAGTAATCAAAGATAAGCCTAAGCTGCCCGCTAAGCGTGCGCCCCTCTACTTTAGAAACGATGTATAGCTGGTCATACACTTCACGCGGAAGCAAAACCGATTTCCATTTGTTAGTATCCAAAACCATTCTCCTAAACCTTTATGTATGAGATTATATAATACTACACAGTAATTTCAACAAATTCTCCCCAATTAGGGCCCATTTCTATGTCGCATTTGCTTGGAACAACCAGATCTACTGCGCTAGTCATGATCTCAGATAGTTTCGTAGCCTCTTCCTTGTCTTTAACGCTAAACGCCAGTTCGTCATGTACCTGAAGCATAGGCGTCTTACCTGCCCGGTAACAGTCCAGCATCGCTTGCTTGGTCATGTCGGCAGCACTTGCTTGGATAAGCCTGTTTAACGCCTTATAAGTAAAAGCTCTTTTGAGCCGGGTCGTTGGTCCGTAGGCCGCGGCGGCTTCTTCGTAAGGCATGGCCTTGTTCATCTCGAAGCTATCGGGCTCCCACAGATCAAACCGGCACTTACGCCCCTTAATACTTCGTATAGAGCCTGGAGAGCGTGGGTCTTCGAGGTGGCGCTGTATGCCTTGGGTCAGCCCTTTAACGAAAGGAACGCGGTTGTGGTATTTCTTAACTAGGGCCTTGGCCTCATCCAATGTAATGTCTAACTGAGCCGCTAGTTTCTGTGCTCCCATGCCGTACATCATCGCCAGGTTGATCACCTTCGCTTGTTTACGGGGAATGTCCGCCATCTCAGCTACCATGGTGTGAAAGTCCATGTCGGGGTTTTCGTTGTACGCTTTAACAAACTCTTCGACACCCGGCATGTTTAGCTTACGGTAGTCGCCGAACACTTTGGCATAATGGGTCAAGATGCGTGGTTCCTGCTGCGAGAAGTCTATTGCCGCCCACTGCTCACCTTCTTCCGGCAGAAACAGTTTGCGAATCAAAGGCCCGATAGTAGGATCACGGCTCGGAATTTGTTGCATGTTCGGGTTGTTCATCGAAATGCGGCCTGAGACTGTCCCGCCTTGATCAGAACGCACTTGATTGATATGACTGTGTATCCTACCGTCGCGCGCTACGTGTTTAATTAGCCCGTCGATGAAGCTGCCCTGGGTTTTATTTAAGTTACGCGCCCTGACTATAGACTGTGCCAGTTCGTGTGGGTGCTCGCTCAAGAAAGTTTTGGTAAAGCTCGGCGCTCCTTTTTCTGTCCGAGGGTAGCTTATGCCTACCTTGTCGAACGCTTTAGCGATGGATGCCGCGGCCCAGATTTCTACGTCAGAACCCGCAAGCCGTTTAATATCCCGTCGGGCTTCCTTTTCTTGCTTCATCAGATATTGTTTCGTTCGCTCGGCCTGGTCTACATCAAAACGTATACCCTTCTCTGTCATCTCGACTAAGCAAGGCAGCAAGTCTGTCTCAAGGTTCCATATGTCCCATAAGTCTTCTTTGTTAAGAAGATTCTTAAAGTGGTTCCACAACTCTAATGTAATCTCTGCATCAACCTCCGCGTAAGGGCCCACGTACATAGCGGGCAACTTCCACATTTCAGCCTTCGGATCTACGCCAAACTCAACAGCCGCAGCGGTCAGCGTCTGCTCAGACTTTGTCTTGCCCAGGTACTCGTAGCACAGTGCGTTAAGGCTGTAACTAAAACGGTTCTCGTCTAGCAGCGCAGCGGTCAACATCGTATCGATGACACGTCCCTTTACTTCAAAGCCCATAGCACGTATCCACCCAAGGTCGTATTGGGCGTTGTGCATTATCTTATCGCCTGGCGCTTCAAACACTTTCTTAAGCCATTTGTTTATTTGCCGGGCGTCCATATTGCCGCCGCCAAGATGGTTGACCGGGAAGTAACCTTTCCAACCGGGTATGGCTATAGCGTAACCCACTACCTCACCATTCTTAGTTGGCCAGCCTGGACCAAACGTTTTAAGGTCCGGGTCGCGTGTCTCGACGTCTATGGCTATTTCTTTTGCTTCTAAGACAGCGTCCGGAAAGGGATGCTCTGGCGGCAACCAATCGGACTGTGGCGGAAACATAGCCATCTGTAATTTGTTATTGGCCATTGGCGGCTCTCCAAGTTTTCTCTCTGAGTATCGCTTCTGAAAAATGTTGACACTTAGCGCAGTACCAGCCAAGTCTTTCGTTTTTCTGCACGTTTACTACGGCAGTTGCTTCCTTATCACCGCATGATAAGCAGGCGTTATAATACATAGGATCGAAGTCTTGTTTTTTCATAAAATGTAAGCTCTAGAGAAATCTTCGGGTTCAATAATAAAAAGGTTTTCCATGGTGCGAGTGACACCAACGTAAAATACGCGGTGCAGATCATCGCCGGGATTATCCATAGCGGCTCGAGTCAGGTCCGTGATAAGAACCACGTTCTCAGCTTCCCCGCCTTTTGTTCCGTGGATCGTGGACAGTCTAATGCGAGGCACGGCGTTAAACTTCTCGCCCCTGCGCAATAAAGCGGTTATATATATTGTGTCGTTAGCGGGTATTTTATCCAGAGCGTCAAACCAGGCCATGTCTTTTGGGGCTAACAATCCGTGGTTTTCTACTAACATTTCAAAAGAAAGCAGGTCATCGTCTTTACCCACTATTCTTTTTTTACCGCGCTTGATCCTTTCACCGTTGCTAGACATGTACTTATAAATTATACGAGCAGACTCTACGTGAATTAAACCACCCTTACGCACGCGCTCCCAACTGTTTACCGCAGTGGATAAACTATTAGAGATGCTTCGTGCGCCGTTACGCTCGAACAAATAACCCATAGACTTAAGGTCATAGGCTATATCCGTGAGCATATAGTTTGCCTGACCCATCACGAGCCACGAGCCCTGAGACATGTCTATAGCTCTTATGTCGGAGATTCGCTGGACGGTTCCTTGCTCTTCTCGGGGATTGTACTGTTTGGGGAAACGGTGATGGATACGGTTGACGATGGTTTCAGCGAGACGATGCACTGCCCCAGGGACGCGGTAGCTTTGACTGAGAACTTCGCTTCCTCCTGGGAGGTTGATGAAGTGGTCAACGTCTGCCCCAGCCCAGCGGTAGATGGCTTGATCGTCGTCACCTGCACAGTACATTCGTTCGGATTTTTTATCGATGGCATGAGCTATGTCCCATTGTAGTGGTGAAAGGTCTTGTGATTCGTCTAAGAAAGCCAGTTTAAAAGGCGGGCAGATACGATCGTAGTTTTCTACAAACAACTTCAGCATGTCCGTATAGTCTACCAGCCGGTTAGACGATTTGTAGGTTGAATAGCATTCGGACACGTACAAAACTTCATCCCAACTGTTAGGTATGTTGCTTGCGTTGTACTCTGTTCGAAGGTCTGTCTTTTTTAATCGAGCTAAGTTAATGATCGACAGAATAGGATGTTCCGTGATCCCTGATTTACCGTCTTCTACGTCTACATTTTTAATTGTGTTTAACTGAAACCCAATGCGTTCGCTGAGCTCTTGGAACTGTGGGCCACGCATTAAGTCTTTTTCTTTTAGGTTAAGCATCTTGTACGTCAGACTATGTAGAGTCCTAAAATAAAACAGGTCTGTGTCTGGGTCCAAGTCAAATCTTTTAGCGGCTCTTTCTTTTGCTTCGGCAGCGGCCTTACGAGTAAAAGCAAGAAACGCAATGTCCTGGGGATTGACCCCATTCGAAAGCGCCTGATCTACCATGTTCAATAGTTTAGTGGTCTTGCCTGTACCGGGTGGTCCAAAGATACGAAACATTAGAAAGGAGCCTCTTCTTGCCGGGTTTCTAAGTTAGGCGTCTTGATAGCTGACGAGTAACCCTGGAATGCAGGGATCGTCCACACGCGGGTAGCCTTGCCACTAATCTTAATAGAAACAGATTTACCGTCTATGTCACGCAGACGTTGAGCAATCTTATGCGACTTAAAGTCAAAGAAACGATTCTTGTGTAAGTACGCAGTAAAATCTTTTAAGCGGAAGTACGTGCGGTTCTCTTCTTCGTCAGTGTACGGACGGCGCAACAGCATCTCTTCTTTAGTTTCAGCCTTCTGCATGTCATTACAGAATTCTTCTAACAGGTCATAGAACTGACCAGAGATGCTAGCGTCTTGCGACACTTCTACAATGGAACCATCGGTATCGGACATTTCGGTCAATAACTGATTGATGCGAGATTCCCAAGATGCTTTTGGCGCGGACTTCGGCATGAAATTTAACTGCTCTACGCACGCACGCTGAAACGCAATCTGATTCATTAAGGCATCCGTGTCCAGCTCTAGCGGCTGACCGTTTACATCCATGAACCACACCGGTGGCGTTGAGTTGTACTTGCGTAGATTTGCGATGGTCGCACCCGACACTGCGGCTTCAATACCAAACTTCCGTGTTTTACACACGTCGGCATTGCAGTAATCACAGATCGGGGCGTCTTTGCACTTGTAAGCGTAGTCTTTCTTTCCTAGTTGCTTCGCTACAAGGTTGACCTCATTAAGAGGCAACGGAGGGTCCAGATACTTAGCGTTATGTATTAAGATCTCTGATTCCCAACTGTCCGGGTATGCCTTGCGTAGATAAACGCCGATGTTAAACAGGCCATTATTCCTGCCGCCTTCGCTTATCCTTTGCGTACATAAAGTCTGAAGGCACGGAGGGCCGTCCTTCACAATAATATTAGAGTCAGATTGATCTTCAATAGTAAGAGCCGAGACTTGCTCGGGTGTCTGTACATATTGATTATAGAGCTCAAAAAACTCTTCAAGGGTTGCCGATTGGCCGTTGTCTTTTATACCGTAACGCAAACCATCTTCAGCATCGTAGTAAGGCATATTCAAGAAGTTGCCCACGTCGCCACGTTCTAAAGATAGTTTTATCTGCTTCGGAAAAATCTCGCATCCGCCGTAGCCCAGGGCCGCAGCAATATGTTTAAGAGTCTCCTGCATTTCTTTGGCAGAAATCCATTCGCTCGTAAAAAGAAAACAATGCGCACCGCCGGACTTACTGCGACACACAACCATCGGCAGCTTCATCCTACGTATCTTTTGTATTAACTCTTTATGGTCTAGCGGGTATTGATCAACGTCGATACAGCCCCATTTGCAGCTATTATCTTCATTGATCGGAATGATTCCTATAGCATCACCCTTACCAGAGAGGTGTCCTTCCCACGTCTCCTGCGTCCTAGGGTTTTTAACTACACCGGCCTTGCCTTGCTGCTTCCCGTTGGGAGCAGCCCGGTCAATACGGTATGTTCCGTAAGCCAGCTTTAGGCCGTCAAATATCCCCGCAAATGTTTTTGCGTGTTCCATATTATTGTCTCGGGGAAAGGGGCGCATAGCGCCCCACGGTTACCACGGAATGTCGCTGCTGTTTGTTTCTTCGTTGTCATGCTTGACGTTGACTTCACCCTTCGCAATAGACTGAGCGAAAGTTTTAGCCGTTTTATAAACGTTAGCGTCTTTAATGGGTCCGTCTAACGAGACTTCCCAACCATGCCACGATCCTTTTGAGTTTTCTTCAGAGACAGTCTTAAGATGATAAACGTGCGAGAAACGTGGTGGAGTAAACGATCCGTTCGCACCAGTCATAACACGAGACTGAATCATTGAGTTCCATTTACGAGACTTTTTCATCTGCGTGCTCTTCATTGTAATCAAAGCAGTTTGCATGGTCTTGTCTTCGTTAACGATCACAACAAAGTGTTGATGTGTCTCTTCTAGGTAAGAGCCATTACCGCCTACTACGTATTCCCGGTTGTCATCTGAGCTGCGTTCTGTTTTAGGACGTTGCTCTTCAGGCGTAAAGATATTGACCGGAGCACCGGAGCCTGTTCCGCGTGGAGCCCATTCGATGTATCGTCGCTGATACACGCAAGGAATGACACGGCACCCTTCTTTACCTTTATAGATGTCACCGGTCACGGTGTTGTAGATGTCACCGGCTTTAGCGTTCTCAAGATCGTCAAGTGTTGGGTCCTGACGACTAAGTACTTTGAGGAACGGAAGGGCAAGATCTTCTTGTCCCATGTTTTCAAGGCCTAAGCCCTGGTCTTGCTCGAACATAGTAGGATCAAATTCAATTATTTCTGCTGCTTTCTTTTCTGCTACATCTTTAGTCATGATTATTTACCTTTTTTAATGTTTGCACGTTGACCAACGAAGGCCCCGAATAAGTCCATAGGAAACTCGTCACCAATCTCTACACGCTCTCTAACAAAAGCTTTAAGAGTAGAGGGGTGAACTTCCTCCTTTTGATCTGCATGAACGCCTTGTTCCGCAGCTACCTTTAAGAACTGCTCAGCCTGGGAATCTTCGCCGCGGCCGAACACGCAGGACACGGTGTTCTTAATGATGTCGTCAAAACCATTATCACGCAGCCAGCCAAAAGCCTGAGATCGATTATCGACCTTTATATGCGCGCCATAAGTGGGTTTGAGTTCGACCTTGCTTCCATCTTCTAACTCGAACTTAGTCAGGCCGATTTCATGGAGCAGGGCAGGGAGGTCTTCGTCGGTAAGCTTAAGAAGCTTTTTCTTTTCTTCTTTAAGCCTGTCTTCCAACTGTACAACCAATGCGTCTTGCGCAGTTACGGCACGAGCCATTTCTGCGACAGTTTGCAAGCCTTCTGTATTTATAGAGTCTAGCGCGGAAACATCGGCTTGATCTGCTTCCATCTCTTCGAACAGGTTTGTCATAGGTCTTCTCCTCGTGGTTAAAGTGCGTTTTAAGCACTTGAGGAACACACTATAATCATATAATATTAGATATGCAAGGAGATAATATGAAAAACTATAAATTTAAGACGAAGCCTTATGATCACCAGTTGGAGATCTGGGAAAAGTCCTGGTTCGAGCCGTACTACGCGTTGTTTGCGGAGATGGGCACCGGCAAAAGTAAGATTGCCATCGATACCATTGGCGCTTTATACCTGAACGGGGAGATAGATACGGCACTAATTCTGGCTCCCAAAGGTGTCTTTGACAACTGGGTCAAAGGAGAGTTCCCCACTCATTTGCCAGAAGGAATAGAATACAAGATTGTGCGCTGGCAGCCAAATTGGACTAAGAAGTATACCGCAGAAATTAAAGAAGTTGCGATACGAGGTGACTCTAAAGCGCTAAATATATTAGTAATGAACATAGAAGCACTCAGCACAGCTAAAGGCGCGGCTAGTGCCAAGAGGTTCCTGGAGCGTAACCCGGACAATATGACACTAATAGACGAGTCTACTACTATAAAGAACCGCCAAGCTCAGCGTACTAAGACCGTCCTAGATTTGACGCGAGTGTCAAAATTCCGTCGTATCTTAACCGGAAGTCCAATTACTAAATCGCCTATGGATTTGTATGCTCAGTGCGCTTTTCTGTCTCCAGAAGCCCTGGGATTCAAAAGTTTTTATGCTTTTCAAGGCCGCTACGCTGTAATCCAGCGCAGAAACATGGGCCACCGTAGCTTTCAGCACATTGTAGGCTATCGAAAGTTGGAAGAATTAAGTGAAAAGTTAGACAAATTCTCGGTCCGCGTGCTCAAAAGCGAATGCTTAGACTTACCCGACAAGGTTTACACCAAACGTGACGTACCTTTGACGCCGGAACAAACGAAAGTTTATAACGAGATGAAGGAACTGGCTTTAGCGCAGTTAGAAGACGGACAGTTATCCACAACTGCCAGTGTTTTGACTCAGATAATGCGCTTGCAGCAGATTACATGCGGTTTTTTACAACCGGATGACGGCCCTATCCAGGCGCTAAAGAACAACCGCATGCCTGAATTGATGAATGTAATCGAAGAAGCGCAAGGGAAAGTCATTATTTGGGCTACCTGGACGCATGACATCATAGAGATATCCACAGCTTTATCCACAGCCTATGGCGAAGACTCGGTGGCCGCGTACTACGGAGAAACACCGCAAGATGAGCGTCAGAAAATAGTTGATCGCTTCCAAGACCCCGATTCACCGCTCAGATTTTTCGTAGGACAACCTCGAACAGGTGGATACGGCATTACTTTGACTGCTGCGCACACGATGGTCTATTACTCAAACAGTTACGATTTAGAAATTAGATTGCAATCGGAAGACAGAGCGCACCGCATAGGTCAGACAAAGTCCGTTACGTACGTGGATTTGATTTCACCTGGGACGGTAGACGAAACAATCCTCACCGCACTGCGAAACAAAATCAACATTGCTTCGGCAGTGCTTGGCGAGGACGTTAAGGACTGGTTACGATAACGAGCCTATTCCCTGTCTGATAACACCGCTGGCAATGTCATTAGGGAACATAGCCGCGTAGCGTGCTCTTTGATTCGGGCTTGACGGTGCCGCTGGAGCGGGAGCGGGAGCCGCGGGCCGTGGGGCTTGTGCCACTGGAGGTGGTGTGGGCCTAGGCGCTGCCGCTTGTGGGGGCGGAGTTGCCGGTTGCGGGGGCGGAACTATGGTTGGCTGGACACGACGTGGGTTTGTCCTTTGCGGTACGATAGGCGCGGCCCCCGCTTCTTCGCGCTGAGCTTGTCTTTCTTCAGGAAGGGTACGACCGTAATAGTTACTACCAAACTCTCGGAAGCTCATTCCCGCGGGTACAAGGCCTCCACCTAATAAGAACGTATACATACGTTTTAGTTGGTCAGTCGACAATTTAGTAAACACCCCCGGCTTGTAATCTTTAGTCATCTCTAAGATTTCACCCATGAGCCTTGGGTTTTTTAACATCTCGGTCATCAATTGCTGAGCAAGAATAGCGGGATTTTTAGTCACAACATCTCTCGCTACTCGAGCACCAAGAGCAGACGCAATCAAAGATCCCGAACCACCAACTATGCCTGCACGGGCAAGTAAACCGTAAAAGTTAGAAGCTATGCCCGCGCCAAACGCGCCAACGCCTGCTTCGGCTATTTGCATTTGAACGCGTTTTACTAACTCAGGGTTTGCAATGTTGCCCAATTCGTCACTTCTAGCCGAACTCATCGCTTGTTGTATTTTGTCCATCTCGTCCAAGACTTGAGTGATTTTAGCTAGATGTGCATCACCTCCGTCTAAAACACCGGTGTCTTTAAGTACATCCACCACGGTAGTTCGACGCCCAGGAACCATAGGAGTAAACAAATATTGGCGTAATTTATCGGGGCTAAAAGAATTTACACCGGTTTGTGGGTTTATTGGAGACCCGCCACCGGAATAAGCGTAGCCATGATTTAAAATTGTGTCTAAAAACCCTTGAATTACTTTGGGGTCTTCCGAACTAGCCACGGCTCTAGCTATCTTTGATAAATCTTGTATCGGATTAGCCCTAGTCATTGTCCGTTCGCCAGGCGTTCCAATGATGGCTTGAACAACTTCAATGGGGTTGTCGTAAACACCTCTAAACAAAGTTGTAAAAGCGTCCGAGCTTTCCAAAGATTTATTTAACAAGCTTTCTTCATTGCGGAAAGTTTCAAGCAAAGTTCTAGTCTTGGCAATGTCGCTTAAGTCCGCTTGTATCTCGGGGAAGTACTCCGTCAAAATCCTTTGAGTAACAGGGTCGTTGATAAAGTTATCAAAAGCCGCAGTAGTTTCTACTACGGTTTCGCCCGTGAGCTCCCCAAAAGAATCTCTTACTGGAACTTGGTTAAAGTAAGTACCCTCGTTAAGGATACCCCTAAGAACTTTTTGTTGAGCACTGCGAATGACGGGGACGTTCCCGTTATCAATTAGCTCTACTTCTTGTCCGGCTTCTATAAGGTTGTTGGCTTGTGCGAACTCATTAGTAGCTTCTAACGTGCCCATGTTTCGGTTGTTGTAAGACGTCAAAAAATTAGCAGCATCATCCATTTGTTGTAGACGAAGTAAAGTGGGGTTACCCATGCCTCTGAACAAAGTCATTCCCGCTAACTCAGGAGAGACGCCTGTACGCATTTCCCCTAAAAAAGCATTAGAGAAAACATTACTCGCTTCATCTCTGTATGCAAGATAGTTGTCAAAGTAACGTGAGAATTGACCGCCTCTTGTTTTCACATTACGGTGATTGCTTACCGCAGAAAGAGTGTTTTT